CCCACTCAACAAAGTGCACAGTGGCTACGCAGCCAACCTCGTATGTTCCAGGGTCCGAAGGGATCGGTGGACATAGGCCGAGACGGCCGGGCCATCATGCGCTTTATGAAGGGCGCTGATCCGTCGACGGCGATCCATGAGATAGGGCACATCTTCCGCCTAGACCTGGTGCCGTCCGAGCTCGATGTTGTCGTGGATTGGCTACAGAAAACCGTAAAGAAACACGACGGGGTGGATGTAACCGGCGTTGAGGTATTCGAAGGCAAGTTCACGGGCGACGAGGGAGTTCCCCGTGCAGCAGAGGAAGCATTTGCTCGAGGTTTCGAGCGGTACGTGGCCGAGGGAGTAGCACCAACAGAGGGCCTGCGGGCTGTGTTCGAGAAGTTCCGGCAGTGGCTCTTGGAGATCTACCGAGCAGTCAAAGGTAGCAGCATCGACATCCCGCTCAGCGAAGCGATGCGCAGCCTGTACGCTGACATGCTAGGAGGTAGGGCGCCGGACTTCGATGTGTCAAATGTTACATGGCAAACAATCGGATCTGACGCTGTAATTAGGGGCCAGCCGGAAGCCGCTGCGCCTACTGTCGTTATACCCCCTGTTGAGGCACGTCCCACAGGGCAGACGGGCTCAACAACGACAGCTCATGGAGCGGATCCCAACGTGAGTTATGACTTCGTGTACAGAGTCATGGGCCTCGAGGACATCACGCCTTCGCACACGCTTGAAGGCAATCTCTCCAAGGGCTATCCCAAGAAGCTGCAGCCTCGAGACCGCAGCCGAGCAGCCAGCATACGGCAGTCTGAGAGGATTGCGGCTGAGCTGAACCCGGTCATTTTGCTAGAGCCCAACAGCCGGATCGACGAAGGATCTCCCATCATAGGAGCGGACGGCCTGGTAGAGAGCGGCTCCGGACGGGTGAACGCCCTGCGAATGGCCATGCGTGATTTCCCTGAGAGCTACCAGGCGTACAAGCAGCTGCTCTTAGACCACGTTCGAGAGGGGACCTACGGCGACATCGACATCACACAAATGCCGGAGAACCCGGTGCTTGTGCGTGAGCGCCTCACAGAGATGGATCGCTTCGAGTTCGCCAGGGTTGCCAACGAGTCCGCAATCCTGGGCACGAGCGCAGCAGAGCAGGCCAGCATAGATGTGGGCAAGATCAGCGATCGGATGCTAGCCGACCTAATCATTAGCGAAAGTCAGACCACACAGGACGCACTCCAGTCTGCAGCCAACCGGGGCGTAGTGCAGGAGTTTGTCAACCAGGCTCCAAGATCTGAGTACGCACAGCTTATGACCCGGGACGGGCAGATCACCCGCCAGGGCATGGACAGGATCCTTGCGGCGATCTTCCAGTATGTGTACGGGGATGGTGAAGGCGGGCTGCGCCTGGCTGAGAACGTGCTTGAGTCGACGGATCCGGTAATCAAGAACATAACAAACGGCATGATGGCAGCCGGCGGAGACATGGCCAAGGCTGAGGGATTGATCCGGGCAGGGCGGAGGCCCGAGCAGCTCTCATTGATGAGAGACCTTTCGCCAGCTGTTGAGACGCTTGTGGGGCTGAAACAGCGTGGCATCAGCATGGCAGACTTCATAGAGCAGAGGCCCTTTGAAGCCATGGGTGTCGGTCTGTCCGAGTTTCAAATGGAGATCCTTGTGGATCTGGAGGCAGGAAAACGCTCAGCCAAAGCCATAAGGGATCACCTGCAAGCATACGCTCGCCTTGTCATTCAAGAGCCTGATGTCGGACAGATGGGGCTGCTGGGGCCTCACGAATATCCAACGGCTCAAGAGTTATGGATGCGTGTGAAGGAGAGCCCAGCTCCTACTGGTGAGTTGTTCCAGCTGCCAGAGCAGTACGCCATGCGTGGCTACTTCGATCAGACGCAGGGCATCCAGGAGAACGGAGCCAAGTCCGCCGAAGGGTTCCGCAACATGCTCAGCATCATGGATGAATTGAGAGAGCAGATGGCCGGGCCCGAGGGCTACCTGCAAGAGATCAGGAGCGAAGATGTTAGAGGCCGTCTGCGGCCGGACCAACAGGCCGAGTTCAAGCAATGGATAAAGGGCTTGAAGGGCGAGCTCAGCGGCACAAAGTTCTCAGCTATGAAGTGGGGAGAGGACACCCGCAACTACTCGCTGCTTGACTACACGGCGCTCCGGGGCATCGATATGACATTCCTGGGGGTACCATTCAACTACTCCTTCTGGCCTACACGAACCATTATGCGCTGGCTCTTGAGGTTTGGAGAATATCCGGCGCTGCTGGCAAACTACGCTCGGCTCAACGAGGCCAGGCGCAAGCAGGAAGAACGTCCTGGCTTCCCAAGGCGGCTACAAGGCAAGGTCTATTTGCCGCTTCCGTGGATGCCTGAGTGGATGGGCGACGGGCTGTGGATCGACCCCATTAGACAGTTCTTCCCGCCACACATGTTCCTCGACAACCTCGATCGGGTTGCTACTGCGGAAAACCGGCTCAACAAACGGACAGGGTACATCATTCAGAAGTGGGTTGAGAACGGAGACACACATCCTATGGATGCGCAGGAGGCGATCCAGACACAAGCCGGCCCCTTGTGGGATATGGCGGTTGACCAGGCCAAGTCAGAGCAGGAACAAGAGTTCAAGGATCCGCTCGATTACATGTCGCTGGTGACCGGCCTGGCGCTGCCGTTGAGCATTGCGCATGAGGTTATCAGGGGTACACCGGAGCGCATACAGCCCGTACCGTTGACCCGCTACACCAAGACAGCCACTAGCATGTTCGCTCAGATGACAGGTATAGGGAACCCGGAGGGTATCAACCTGGAAGGGCCTATACGAGAGGCGTTCGATCTGCCCAGCTACGATCGCTTCGAGGACTATCGGGTGGACCGGATGCTTGCAAGCTGGATGGCTGACGATCCGAGTATGACAAGAGAGCTGCTGATTGCTGGCCAAGAGAGAGAAGGACCGGAATGGGACGAAGCGGTGCGTCGAGTGAACAGCGCCCGCAACTTCGGCATCTATGCAAACCCTGCCTTCTGGATGTTTGGCCTCGGAGGCGATACGTTTCCAACAGGAGAAGTGCGGCAGCGCAAACTATCGCAAGAGTTCGGCCTAGCTATCACGTCTAGGGAGCTGGGCGACAGCACCGCAATCAATCGCTTCTTCGAGAAGTATCCCGAGTACGAGGGCCGGCTGGCGAGCTTCGACAGCCAGGAAGAACGGATGCGTTTCTTCTTGGTCGACGAGGTATGGACAAAGTACGGTGAGCTGGGTTCAGCCAATAAGGAGCTGGCCCGCAACCAGTTAGGGCAGGGCTTCTACGACATGTTCTTGAACAAGGAGACTCGGAGCTATGCGGACATACCGCTGGAGCACTTGGCATCCTGGGCTCACCTGCTCGGTGGCTACGTGCCCAAGAACGCAGAGAACCGGATCGAATACAAGGAGCTGGCTCCGCCGCTCAATCAGCTTCCGCCGGAGTACGCCAAGATCATCGATACATTCCGGGATACACGGAACACGAAGTACCCCAACTGGTTCGCAGTGCAGCAGGGCTACTTTGCGTCGGGGCCGGCCAAGAGTCAGGATCGCAAAGACTACCTGGAACAGTGGCCAATGCTCGAGGATTATTGGGATTGGAGAGACGGCCAGCTCAAGGGTAATGAGTTCCTGTCTGCCTACTACGAACGCTACGACCTGGAGGGGGATAAAGGCTCACTCGGGAGCTTGGGCGTTGCCGAGATCTTGACCAATCCAATTCTGATGCGGCAGCTCATGGCCGATCGCTACGGCGGGCAGTCACTTACCACTGGTGCCCTCGAGGAGCTGCGCAGGATCTACCAGCTGATACAGTCACCAGGCGGAGACTTCAAGGAGTGGGTGGACGGGCTCGAGTTCGAGCAGGGGCTTGAGCAGCAGGGGCAACCAGGTGTCGGCGGGCTGGGATTACCATAAGGGCCTGACAGGTTTCGATTGTGTGCAGTATGTCGAAACCGGCATAGCTATCTGTACACAAGACCCCGCTTCAATGTGGGCAGGTCCACTTCACTTGCATCTTTTTTGAAAACCCCATAGAATTTAGTAGACGCTGGAGATAGACTATGCCTGGCCAATCAGACACGGACCCGACTGACCCCACCAAGGCAGGTGGAGGAGACCCCAAAAACCCGGCGGGACCGGGCGAAGACGGGGCAACCACAGACCCAGACGGTAAAGAACCGGTGACGCAGGCGGAACTGAAAGCCCACAAGCAGGAGCTACAAGAGCTCCTTGCAAAGCAATACCAGGGTATTCAGTCGCTAGTCGATCGACAATCTGGAAATCTGAAAGCCGCACTCGATCCTGTAAACAACTTGATCGCATCCTTGCGAGCGCAGGGAGTAGAGATCTCGGACGCACAGGCGGAGGGTGAGCGCAACAAAGCTGTAACGACTGCGCTGACCGGCGGCCCCGACGAGCTAGGCCCTGACGGAAAGCCTGTCCAGCCAGGACAGAAGCCCGGTGAGCCAGCTCCCGCAGACGAACAGACCGGCATGGGTAAATTGGCAATGGACATGATGCGTGAGCAAGGTGTGGTGATCTCGGAAAAAGACACCGCTGAGCTCGCACTGATTGACCAAGAGACGAAGGATCCCAAGGTATTTATGGACAGCTTCCAAGCTGCCCTTGACGCCAAGGTCCAGAGGCTCGCAGCCGACCCAGGCGGAACCGGCGACGACGTAACCGACGGCAAGCCCAAGGGGCCTGGCTTACAGCCGAGAGGCAAAGGAACGAAGCCGAGCAACGTCCTACCGGACAAGATGCCCGGCGGAGGTCGAACGTCAAGCCAGAATTTCTTGCAGGCTGGCTATAACGTGTCAGACAAATTTCCCTCCGAGGAATAGGCGTCTGACCAGGGAGCGCAGAGATGACTTCTACGCTAACGCTTGCTGACTATGCTCAGCTTGCTCCCTCCAATATCGAGCGGGGCGTCATTGACGTTTTCCGCAGAGAGTCATTCATCCTCGACAGCTTGAGCTTCGAGGCATCCGGCGGGTTGCAGAAGACCGTCATTCGTTCCAGCGGACTCCCAGCAGTGGGCTTCCGTAAGATCGGTGAAGGTTGGAGCTCCTCAAAGGCAGCCTTCGAGCCCCTGACTGAGCGGGTGTTTGACCTCGGTGGAGACATCGACGTTGACAAACTCTTGGTCAAGGCTGATCCATCCCAGATGGGTAAGCACACTGAGGCATTTGTTACGGCGATCTCCTACGAGTTCAACGATTACTTCGTCAACGGCGATCCGACCGTGGACCCGGATGGTTTCACCGGCATTTGGTATAGGCTGGTAAACTACCTGGCGGCACGGCAGACCGTGCTTGGCGGAGGCGTTGACATCTCCTCGGATGCGGGAGCTGGCCTAGCGGCCAACTTCGACACCGTGCTCGACCTTCTCGACGAGCTGGAGCATGTGGTTGATGGACATGCACCCTCGATGTTCGTCCTAAACGAGCAGCTTTTCCTGCGGCTCAACTCTGCCCTCCGGCAGAACGGGCTGTGGAGCCAGGATGAAAGTTCCTTCGGCTTGAAGATCGCTCGTTACGGCCCTTCGGGACCGGCGATCATCGACCTCGGCGTGATGGCGGACCAAATAACACAGATCATCGGCAACACTGAACTCGACGATGGTTCTGCAATGACCGGCGACGATGCCACTTCTATCTACGCAATCCGAACAGGGGATATGTACCTGAACGGCCTGCAGCTATACCCGTTGGATGTAAACCCAATAGGGCTGCTGCAAGATGGAGTGACCTATCGCACCGTAATCGATTGGCCTATGGGGATCATGCACGAGAACCCACGGGCGATCGCCCGAGCAGTCGGGATTGTGGCCAACTAGGAGGCATGAGATATGTATGACGTAAATCTAATGCTGCTAGACGCAACCACGGTTACGGCAGATGGTGGCGAGCAAACTGGCGCCTACCTGGATCTATGGTCGGTCAATGCAGACATCGGCCCCACGTTCGATGCGTATGAAGATGCTACGCCTGGAACGGGGCGGGTGGTTCGCCCGCTGGTCTGGACGCTGATTGTCGGAGCATCCGCACTGATTTCAGATGCTCTCACGGTCTCACTGGAATTCTCAGAAGACGGAGCCGACGCCGGGGAGCAAGAGATCTTCTTCCCCACCGTCGTTGCAGCCGATCCACTGGTTGCACGTGTTCAGAGGATGCAAGTGCTCCATCCATACCGCTATGTGCGCTATGTGCTAGCGGCTCTGGGTGGCACGAGTACGACCGTGATCAGCCTTGGTCCGGACGATGGTGGCGAGTACACGAGCCCGGGTCCATAAGGGTTCGTGAGCTAGCAGCTAACCTAACTGAATAGCAAGAGCCGCTGCAGACGACGCAAAGGATGCTAGCGGC